TTATTTGACCCACTTCTTACTAATCAGATGACGTCCCTCTAAGATGAATCCTAAACACGTAGCTGCCACTAACCATTTTAACCTTTTATGCATATATAATTCTTCTTGATATCCTATACCATTATCTTTAGTATAAACACTTAATAAAACAAGCATTTAACAACTACGGTTAATAAAATTCAATAAATCTAATCCTTTTACTTACTTTAGTTTATCACTTTTTTCTCTCATCCTATGCTATAATAGTAAGGTATCAAAATTTAGGAGAATATAGTCTTATGATGAATATGCAAAATATGATGCGTCATAAGTTAAATAATTTTTAATAACTTTAAAAGCCTTTATTTCAAGGCTTTTTTTGGTTGTCTTTTTAAATAACATTGAAACAAAATGACTTAATTAAAATATTTTTGTCCCTTTTTTGTCCCTTTTACTTCAATTCCCTCAACACCTCTTACACACTCTCTACTGCCACAACTTCATCATCTCTCACTTTTTCGTGTGGTAACACATAATCAAATATCTTTCCGTTTTTACGCACTATCGCTACTGTGTTCCCTGAAATATAGCCTTTATCAATCGCTTCTTTAAACTCATCTATGTATAACATATTTTATCCTCCTCTCTATCTATTCGTAAAAAAATCCTAAAAATAGACAATTTTAAAATTTTCCGCTGTGATAGACAAAAATATTTTAAAAAAATAAAACAAAACACTTTACATAGTGTATGCACTATGCTATAATATATTTAAAGATAAGCAAAGAGGTTACTAAAATGAAAGTAAGCACAGAAAAAACAATAGTAAAAAAGAATTGGAAAAGCTATATAATGATGATAGAAGCAACCAAGCAGTTAAAGGAGATATCTGCACTAGCAGAAGCTAGACAATCTTCTTCACAAGAATTTTTAGTCACACAAACGGAGATACTTGTCTTTGTCGATAAAAATGGTGAATTCGATGAAGAAATATTAAAACTTATAAATGATAACTACGAGATTATAGCTAAATACGCTAAGATTTTTAATTACTTAGAAGAGATTTATATAATAGATAAATCACATATCAAAGCAATTATATATATCATGGAAAACATGACTGACGAATGGAGTAAATCACCATATAGTGAAAGTTTCTATTCTTCTAAAGATATAGATTGGGGATATAAACCAGAAGGAAGCCTACGTGTGTCTGACCATTGGGATTTTGGCGACGAAGAGGAACATTGTCCTACTGTCGAAAAAGTACAAGGTTGGGCTGTTTGTAAGTTTGAAAATGGTATTTACCATCTTGTAGAAAAATTTTGAGGTGTGAAATGAGTTGGAAAAAAATTCACTTTAATTCTATGAATATTATTTATGAGAACAAAAAAAATTGTCTCATTAAGATGCCTAACAATTCAAATTACAAAAATTATAAATTTTGGCATCCATCAAAATTGGTAAGGACTTTAGAAAGGGGAAATGGTTATTTTAAAACATTTAGCTTTACAGATGAATGGGAATTTAATATTTTTAAAGATGATAAAGATTACAATAAAACTAAAGAGATTACCCTATCTAGTGAAGATATGGAATTAGAATTTGAAACGACAAACATAGAGGTTGAACATAATTCTAATTCTAAGAGTTTCTACGAAGAGCATGAGCCTGTAAAAATCGAAAAAGAAGTTGAGGTACTAGATGAACTCGCAAGGTGATTTTGTATTATTGACGGAAGACCAACAAAAAGCTATTGAAAAGTTTTCAAGGTTAAAAGTCGGTGCATTGTTTATGAAACAGGGTTCGGGAAAAACAAGAGTTGCGCTAGAGCTTGTTAGGACAACAGATAGCGAATTTGTGTTATTTATGTGTCCTTTTTCTGTCAAAAAAAATCTTTTAGATGAGATTAATTTGTGGGGAATAGACAAAGAATTTGAAGTAATTGGATATGAATCCATTTCATCATCAGACAAAGAGTACTTACGCATATTAGATAAACTAAAAAACGCTTACAAGCCATTTATTGTAGCAGATGAATCTGTTTTTATAAAGAACGACACAAGCAAAGTCCACAGAAGAATGTTAGAGTTTAGGGATTTGTCAGAGTATCGATTGATACTAAATGGTACACCAATCACAAGAGATGAATGGGATATCTACAATCAAATGGAATTTTTAAGCTACAAGATATTTAACATGCACAGACACGAATTTTTAAGCACTTTTTTTAAAACAATCAGATATAAAAAGAAAGGTTTTAATGTAAGAGAATTTAAGAAGTTGTCTGATGTTAACATCGATTATATGAGAAAGTTAATAGCTCCTTACATCTTTGAAGCAGACCTAAAATTTGACAAGAAAGAAACTGAAAAAGGAATATCTGTAGATTATAGCGATGAATGTTACGAAAAATACCAGGAAAGAAAAGAAAGTCTTCTAAACAGCTTAGAGTATGGATTGTCAGTTGTACAACAATTTGCTAATCTAGCTGTAGCTTGTTTTGATGATAAAAAGAGACACGAGGAAATAGCTAAGCATTTAAAAGGGCAAGTTATCGTTTTTTGTACACTATTGTCAGAAGTTAAAAACATTAGCAATAAAATCGATTGTTACGTTATTACTGGTGAAACTAAGCCAAAAGACAGAGAAAAAATACTAGAAGATTTTAAAAACGACAACAAACCACTACTACTTACGTTTGGGACTGGAGCATTTGGTCTTAATCTACAATTCTGCAATCGTATTGCGTTTGCAAGTTTAACATTTGACTATGCAAGGATTGACCAAGCAATGAGCAGAATAAAGCGTCTAGGTCAGTCTAGAGACATTGAATACACTTATTTCACTTCTGATTTAGGTGTTTACAGAATGATAAAAGAGAACATTTTTAAAAAACAAAGTCTAAAAGAGTTAATAATTGATAAAATAGATAAGGGGGAATTGAATGAAAACAGTTTATGATTTAGCAATGAGCAGGATAAAATATATTTTTGATAACTTTGATCACGTTTATATTTCTTTTTCGGGTGGTAAAGACAGCGGTGTAATGCTTAATCTAGCCTTAAAGTATTTAAAAGATAACAAGCTAGATAAAAAAATAACATTGATGCACTTAGATTATGAAGCTCAATACGAGATGACAACTGAATATGTCGAAAAAATGGAAAAGGAATTTTCAAGCTATTTAAACGTCTATCATATCTGTGTGCCCTTTAAAGTTACAACGTGCACTTCTATGTTTCAAAATTTTTGGAGGCCTTGGGAGGAAGGCAAGGAAGATATATGGGTTAGAGACCTACCTGAAAACGCTAAAACAAAAGAGGATTTTCCGTTTTTTAAGGAAAATATGTGGGATTATGAGTTTCAAGAAAAACTATCAACTTTTATACACGATAAAGAAAAAGCTGAAAAAACTGCTGTACTCGTTGGAATAAGGACACAAGAGAGCTTGCATCGATGGCGAGCGATACATAAAGACAGAGATACTTATTACAATAACAAGAAGTATAGTAAGAAAATATCAGAAAATGTCTATAATTTTTATCCGATTTACGACTGGAAAACTGAAGATATTTGGGTAGCTAATGCAAAATTTGGATTTGCGTATAATAAACTCTATGATTTATATTATCAAGCAGGAATGTCAATTGACCAGATGCGTGTTGCTAGTCCGTTTTTGTCAGAGGGGCAAGAGACTTTAAAACTTTATAAGGTAATCGAACCACATACTTGGGGTAAACTTGTAAGTCGTGTCAATGGTGTTAATTTCACGGGTCTATATGGTGGTACTACTGCACTTGGTTGGAAAAAGATAACAAAACCAGCACATTTATCATGGAAAGAATACATGGAATTTTTACTTGATACGCTACCAGAAGAAACAAAGCAAAGCTATCTATCAAAACTGGAAACGTCAATAAAATTTTGGAAAGAAAAAGGAGGCGTGCTGTCTGACGAAGTTATAAAAGAGCTTGATGGACTATCTATTAAGTATGAGTTTGGAACACACGGATATAACACTAACAAAAAAGCTGTAAAACTTGATTATCTTGACGACTTAGACATAAAAGATTTTAAAGCAATTCCAACTTATAAGCGCATGTGTATTTGTATTTTAAAAAATGACCACTTGTGTAAATATATGGGATTTAGCCAAACAAAAAACGAAATGAAGAAAAGAAAGGAAGCAATAGAAAAATATGCAAACATTTTATAGCCCGGTTTATAATGTCAAACCTGTTCCAATCGAAAAAATACAAGCTAACAGCTACAATCCTAATAGTGTAGCATCGCCAGAGATGAAATTATTGTACCAATCAATTAAACAAGACGGATATACGATGCCAATCGTCTGCTATTATCTAAAAGATATAGATAAATATGAAATTGTAGATGGTTTCCATCGATACACTACAATGCTTAAACACAAAGATATATACGAGCGTGAGAATGGCTGTTTACCAGTAACTGTCATTGATAAACCATTATCTGACAGAATGGCTTCCACTATCAGACACAATAGAGCAAGAGGCTCACACGATATAGGATTGATGACTAATATTGTCGCTGATTTAGTGGATTCCGGGATGTCAGACGCTTGGATATTAAAAAATATCGGTATGGATGCAGATGAATTATTGAGATTAAAACAAGTTAGCGGACTTGCTGCACTGTTTAGCAACAAGGAATTTTCTAACGGTCTTGCAGATGATTAATGTATTTTATATAATATTATAAAAAAGGAATGTGATAATGACCGAAAATAAAAAGCGAAAAGGGTATTCTACTGTTGAAAAGCAAATCGAAGCAGACAGAAGATATAGAGAAAAAAACAAAGAGAAAGTAAGAATTAGAAGTTACTTTAGAACCGCAAGGTCTTTTATTAGAAATCATGCAACTAATGACGATCTTGAAGAACTGACGAATGAAATAAACAAGCGTAGAGAAGAATTATAAAGCAAGTGTTAATACTTACTTTTTATGTTTACATAAGCTTTTAATTGCGTTACAATTAAATCACAACTTTGCGATTAACATAATTAAAATAAAGCGATCAATACGCACGTTCTTAAAATTAACGGTATAGCAGAGTTTACATTATTAAAGTTATGAGGAGCAACACAATGAAAATTAAAACAACAGCAAAGAAAATTATTAAAAAAGTAGAAAACTCAACATCAGGTCTCCCGCAAAAAATACTTATAATGGAAGCGTTAATTGAAGTAGAAAAAGACGGAGTGTCTCAAATGTTTAGATTACGAGAATTTAATGATGAAGCGAAAAAAACTCACATTGAAATAATGAAATCTGTGACACGCAATCAGAAATACGACCAAAAAACACAAGAAAACCTTGACAATCGTGGTAGAAAATTTACAATATCAGACTTAACAGTTGATGAGTACAGGGAGTTAAACGCTCTAGCTAATGAAGTTATTGATCACTTTAAATAATACACAAAAAAACCGCCCTCAATTAAGAGAGCGGTTAATTTTATGTCTGTGTTGCGTTAGTGAGATATTTGTCTTCTACCCATTGGTCTGATTGTGGTGCGTTAATACGTGACCAACCGTTGATTTTTTCGTAAACTCTCACACGAGTACCTACTTTGATAAACTCTTTATCTGTACTACTTGCGTTTGGTTTAGATTCTACATAGTAATCTGTGCTAAGAGTTGCTTCGTAGTATGGCGTATTTGAGTTATCTAGCTTAGTGTTAACATCTAAACGCTGATTAAAGCTAACTGCTTCTTGCGGTTTATCCGCTTTTGGTACAGTCACTTGACTATTGTCGTCAGCTAATAAAACGACATTTTTATCTAGTCCACCAGCAATTCCGACGCTTGTAAATTGCCACCAGCGCACGCCGTCCATAGATGGGAAATAGTCCCACAACGGTTCAGAGCGCACCTCATAATCGGGATAACCTGCAATCCAAATACTGTTGGGGTATTTAGTAATAATCTGCTGATAATCAACATTATTAAGTGTAAATGGCTTATAGCTGTAGTAAATAGGCTTGTAACCAGCGCTAGCGATTTTATCCATAAATGCAATAACTGCGTTTGTGTTAGCTTGCTTGTCTGCGCTTGCGGAATCTTCATAGTCAATGACTAAGTATGATACTTTTTTGCTTGGTAAGTTAGACAAAAATAAGTCTGCTTCCCGTTGCGCTAAAGCACTATCACCGCCAAAACGTCCAAAGTGGTAATAGCCAATCGGGTCGCTTGTGTTTGCTTGTTGTTGATGCCTATCAGATAGCCACGCAATAGACTCTGATACTTTGATGATTGTTTTAGTAGTGCCTGCTTGCTGACAAGTCGTTGTTAAATCTGCTTGTTGATAAGCTGATACATCGATAAAGTAATCACCTTTATTTAAACCAGTATTACCGGTTACAGTAACAGCGTTTTTAAAGCTTTTTGGTCTAAATGCAGTTGGGTATGTTGCGGAGTATGGGATTTTTACAAGATTGTATGCGCCATTAGCACCGCCTTGATTTTGCCCCAAAAACCAGCCATATCCGCCTCCTGCATCGCTGTCAAAAATTGCTACATGACTGTAAGGCGTTACACCGTCAACAACCATAAAAATAGCAACATCACCAGCTTGCATAACTTCCACTTCATCAAAATAGTTTAAGATACCATTTTCGTGACGTTGCTCCCATATATCCCTTGCGTATCCTGTATTTGTACAGTTTGCGTATGGCAGTCCTAGATACTTACAGTAATCTGCGTAGCCATCCCAACATTGTGCACCGAAAGACCCATCAATATCATAAGCGTTACCATTTGAACGACTTTTATATTCTTGGTATGTAGCCATTTATCCCTCCTCTTTAAAAATCAAATAAAATGGATAAGCAAAAAAAGCAATCACAGATAACGGCACATACAGTATTGCAATTGCTAGTATTAATGCTAATCGTGTGATTGCTTTCATTTTTATCCTCCTATTTTTTTGGCTCGTGGTAATTCAATGCTTGCTCACTGTCTGAAAGACCTTCGGTTGTTGGGTCTGTAACAACTCCAAGTAATACCAAAAGCGTTACAGCTGTGTTGGCAATATCCGCAATATTTGATGGTAGTTTAATACCTAGTTGTTGCGCTAGCAAAAATATAGCTCCTAAAATAGCCATCAAAGTTACTTTGTTTTGTAGTCGTAATTTTAAATTAATCATGTTTATTTCTCCTGTTAAATAATGTTTTTATTTGTTCCTTGTTGACAATGATGTCGTCTTCTGTTTTCCCGAGTCGTTGCTCGTGGATGTCTAAGATTTTGTGTATTTTTTCTCGGTCACGCTGTGAGTCTTTTAGCTCGTAAGCCAGCTCTTTTATCGTGTCTTTGAGGGCGCTCATTGTATCTTCGTTTTTTTGCATAGCAGTTTTAAATGGTTTAACAATAAACGCCCACAAGCCAAGTATCGATAAAATAGCGCCACAAAGTGCGCCAATCTGGATAACATCAATATTCATTCGCTACCTCATTCACTTTTTGTGCCAATTTTAGACACTTCAATTAGTTGACGCACTTTTTCACGACAAAATGCTGGAACGTCATCAATAGTAATCCACCCTAGTTCAATCTGCATTGCAAAGTAATTAATCATCATTGTTTTTTCTCCTTTTTTGTTTTTAAATATGTGTACTGCTATTTTCGCTAGCGTTGTTAAGCGTTGTATCATTCAATTTCCCTCCGTCAGCCATTGTCTTAATCAAATCGTTAACAGTTGCTGACATCAGTTTAATCATATTTTCCGCTTTATCTGATTGCGCCTTTGACTTAGCAATTGCGTCATTAATTTTTTCAAATTGTTCTGCTTCTGCTTTGTCTTTGTAAAGTTGCTCAAAGATAAGCTTTTCACACGTTTTTAAAGTTTCAGCAAATTTTTTATCATTTTCTTCTGCTGGTAGCGTCACTTCAAAATTTGCTTTAATCGTGCTAGACGTAAATGCTAAAATCGCTTTAGTCTCTTTTACACTTTTATCTTCCAGTAAAACTGGGTATCTATTCAAAAATTCAAGCATAATTCCTCCTTTTAAATTATCCAATTAATTTGTCCTTTAACATTAACCGCCCATTTTGATGGGTTGAACCATAAAATACGACCATCTGCACTAACTTGTACATTTAATACATTTAATTGCACAGTCCACGCAGTAACCGCAAACATCATTTCGTTTGGAATTAAATTCGTTGGCATGGAACCGACCGTAAACTGGTTTATTCCATTTGTTGCAAAGTCATATTTAATAGTGACCATGCTACCAATTTTCCTGTAATTAAAACCGTTGCCGATGTATTGCCAACCAGTATCTTCTACCGCTGGTGCGGATTGCGGTAAGCTATCTTTTTTAGCGTACTCACTCCAACCACTCCATGCCCCGTTTTCTAGCACTCGTGTAAAAATGGTTTTGTTCGTGCGGTCATAAAAATGCTGGTAAGCGTAATTGGCTGTCTCGTGTCTTACAACTGTTAGATAGCCCGGTCCAGCACCACTTGGTCTATTATCTCCTTTAAAAACACAATAAAAGCCTGTATCTTGCAGAGTATTTAAATCCGTCGTATCATGCCTAAAAGAACCGCCGTTATTTAGAGCAAGTTGTTTTTGCTGTATAGGTTTACCATCAGAATAAATATTTCCTGCGACATTTAAAGAACCTGTGTCATCAATTTTTGGTAATGTTCCAATTCCAGCGCTGTTTTTATGCCATGACAGCGGAAAAGATTCTGTTGATACCGTTTGTTTAACGGGTGTACCGCCTCCGCTTGCACTAAAAACATCACTAAGCAAACCGTAGACATCAAATGATTTGTCAGCTCCATACGAGCCACTAAGCGTAGCTGTTGAGTTAATTAAATCTGCGACTGTAGTATATGTGCCGCTTGCGTTTGACGTGTCTATTGTAAAACTCGTCGTATTGAGTGGCGCTGTTTTAAAAGTCAGCGTCATTTTATTTTTTTGTACACCATTGACAATAAGAGGTGATATTTTAGCGTTACGAGTGACGACTAACTGGTCATTTTTAGCACCTGCACGTGTGACAGTAAAACTAAAAGCTGGTGGGGAGTATGGTATAACGTTGATTTCTGTTGTCACAGGGTCTGACACCCTCCCGCGGCTGTCCGTGACTGTTGCTTTAACTGTGGCTTTACCACTAAAGTTTAAAATGCCAAGCGACCCACCATTTTCCTGCGTAGATTGGTTTTTACCTATAATTTCTGCATTAAAGTTTTGGATTGTAGAGTCATACGCACCACTAGCCCCATTAAATGTGACAATAGGATTTGAAATTATCTGAACAAAATTATTAGCACCTACAATTGTAGATGCTTTTTGATTTGTGTCTGATAAAGAGAGACTTGAAATTTTTGGCTTGACATTATCAGGTACAGTTAGATAAAAAATACCTGTTGATGTCCCAATGACCGACCCATTCGACTTAGTGTCAACGTAAATTGTAGCTGGTGTGCTAGTAGCATTTGGAATTGTACTAGCCCAATCTAAGCTTGTTTTAAAAGTTGTTGAGCCTGTTATATCGCTAGCAACTACCCCTGTTATACCGTTGACATTATATCTGACATCGTGTGTAAAACCACTTGAACTTTGATTGATATTAACATTTAGCGCATCTCCAAAATAGCCGCTAGATACAGATACAGTACTTGCACGAGATAGCTTCGTTAGTTTAAATTGTTGGTCTGGTATCGTCAACGTTCCGGGTGCGTATCCACCTGGACCTAGCAATTTAGCAGCAACAACGACTATTTTATCTCCATTTGAATCGTGTGGAACTCTGATAGTTTTATCAATCAACAATTGATTGCCGTTAAAACCGATAGAGGAAGGTGCGTTAAAGTCATATTTAGCACCAACCCACGCATATCCACCAAAACTATACTGAGCGTAACTGTTAGTACCAGAAGTCAAATAGAGCCTGAATCTTACTTGACTACTATTATCTGCAGCAGACGTTGAAACCTCGTCAACAATATAAGTTAAGCGATAACTCTTGTCAGAGTTACTATAATATGTTGTCATCTATCCTCCTTTCTACCCGACATATCTTACGACGTTAATATCAGCGTTTAGTTCGTATTGCTCAATACGATAACGTCCAATTTGCAGTTTAGTTGTAAAAATACCGCTATCAATAACAAGCACACTCTGAGCTATATATGCTACTTCTTTACCGCTTGAGTAAAAACTGATGCGATCGTTATCAACTCTAACGCTTGACGTTCCATCTTTTTGTCCGATTACAAGACCGTCCTCTGACTGACTCATAAATTTATTAACAAAATCAGTGCGTATCTGCATTTCTCCGACATTTTGCTGAATAGCAATCATGCGATTAGATGCTTCAATTAGCTTTTGTTCAGATATTTTTTGACCATCCTGACGTGCCTTGATTTCGTCTTGTAGCGCCTGAACCCACTCATTTACTGTCTCTAATGTAGCTTTAGCTTGCAATTCAGTTTCAGCTATCCTTGCACGTTCAGCAAGTGCGTTTAACTGCTCAACAGTAAAAGCACCGTCAGCTTTTGAATCAAGATTACTTGCTTTATCAGCTTCTGATTCCTGCCAGTCGCCTGTTTTATTTCCCCTAACGAGCATAAACCCACCAGAGCTGAAACTACCTTGCTCCGATGACACCATCGCGAACCTTGGTCTAATCCTACCTGTCTTAGTTGGTGTAAAAGTGATTTCAAAACGTCTGAGACTAGAGTCAACGTTTTTTATAATTGTCTCTCGTGGGGTATCGCTAGTAATAAAACCATCTGCTATATCATAAAGATAAAAATATAAATTCCCAGCTACCTCACGTTTAACATAAGCACTAAAAGTGTACGTTACACCTTGCTCGACCATGATATCTTTTGCATGCGACACTTTTTGCCCACTAATCCATTTTTTAAGCGTGAAAGGACAATTAGAGAGGTTCTCGTCTTCTAGCGTTGCAGAAGTAAACCAATCAGTCCCAAAAAATGATTTTGTACCATCAATCAGATTGTTTGTCCCGACGACAACCGTCCCAACCATGTCAGTCCAGCGGTATTTTTTAGGGTCACTTGAATCTATTGCATCGTAGTCAGTATATTGCCCAATGTAGCGCTTGTTTGCACTATCAGACACGCTAAAGTCAACTGTCCCATCTGAGCTGTTTGCATACGCTACATGCCAGTAAGGTGTCTTACCGTCAGCACCAGCTGGACCTTGGATACCTCTAGCACCATCTGCGCCTTTTATCAAATTCCACTTGTACTTTTTAGGGTCGTTTGAGTCTATGATATTATCATCAACATACATACCTATGTACGTTTTGCCAACGTTATCAGATACACTAAAGCCAGTTGATCCGTTCTCGTCAAGGGCGTATGCTATATGCGTATAAGTCGCTTTACCGTCAGCACCAGCTGGACCTTGAATGCCTTGGTCACCTTTTGGACCTTGCAGTCCGTTTACACCGGGAGGTCCTTGTGGTCCCGGTGCGCCATCTTTCCCGTCAGCACCGTCTTCAGTGTCTGTAAATGATATTTGTGTGCTTGCTACAAGTTCCTCATTTAAATATGCCTCAACTGTTATATTTAAAACGTGGTTAAAGTCGCTTGCTTTAACGATTAGCGATGGTCCGATATCAATTAGCGAGTCACCATTTTTATAAAAATAAACTGCTTCATAGTCTTTCCCGTTCTTTTGCAAGCTAGGAGTTAGGACAGATTCACCAGTGCCATTTTTAAAAGCGACACCATTCGAAGTAGCTAGTTTGATTTCGTATGGAATTGACTCATCGTATAGACGCAACATATCGCTGATTAAATCAGACGCTAGTTGACTTTCTTTCTCAACAAAATTACTAAATTTAGTTTTGTTTGAGTTTGGATTATCTTTAGACAAAACCTGCTCAATAACACGAGCAGTCAAAATCAAAGGTGGTTGATAACCATCATCTTGAATGCGTACGACGTCGCCAATTTCTAAATCGACATAGCCATCAACTTCATAAGTAATTGCTGGATATGCGTGTGCTTTTAAGTCTTTTAGACCTGTTGACATCAAGACGTCTTGACTATCAGTCTCAACCTCCATATCTTTACGTATCCAGTTATCTCGTGTCTCGTTACCAGTCAACACCGATGGATAGCGATCCCTTGAAAGTGGTGCGTACAAAAACCCATTTTTGAGATAGTATTCTACTTTACCGTTTTCATCTTTCCACTCTTTGTAGATAGAGTTGTCAATATAGATGATTTGCTCTTCTTCGTATGTTTCTGTTTGTGCCTCTTGCACAACTTCTTCATACGATATCTGTGTTCCGCCAGTGATTTGCTGAGTAGTTGCACCATTGACAGACATACCTTGCGCTATTTCACGAGGGTAACATACTGTTTGTAATCCAGATGCGAAAGAGTTAATGTCATATGAGTTTTCGACAACATACATGCGGCCAACAAAGTTTTGCTCCAAAACAGTAACTCTGGTCTTGGACACACTCTTGATAATACCTGTATGCCCCCAGCCTGTGGTATAAAAAGGAGCGCCTCGATTTGCTCGTACATTATAAATACCACCAGCTTTTAAGTTTCTAGCGTTAGGTGATTTATCTACCTTCCAACCATACGCCCCCCAGTTATAGTCAGTACCGATTAAAGCAGCAGCCATCCCACCGCCAATGCGACCACGGATACCACCGATGGAACTATCAATCCAAGCTCCGTCTAACTTCTTAGCGTACCAACCAGACAAAGCATAACACTGCCCTGAGCCGATTCTGCGACCTTTAAGTCTAGTAGCTTCATTTAGTGCTTGCATTGTCTTAGTAGCTCTTCTAGCTACGTTTACGGCTGTTATAGGCTGTACTGGCGTTTGCCACAGCTTATCAATAGTATCTAGGATATTTCCAGTTACTTTATTGATACCATTTCGGATATTAGTCATCAAATTTGTGTAGCTTTGATATCCTGCTGCTGCATAGTCATATTTAGCTCCACCAGCTCTAAAAAGCCCTTTTGTATAGTCTGCTATATTCTTTTTGCCGACGACATTATAAATCCCTTGTTTTGCTAAAAGATAAGTATAGTCTTTTAAAAAGTCGTCTACACTAGCATAGTGCATGTACGTTCCGCCCTCGTTTGCAGGACGAGCCATACCAGTAGTGACTTTTACTCCGCTAGGACGTGTCTGTGCTCCGCCACTCATACCTGCCCAATTGTTGTCACGTTTACCAACTGTCGAATCACCCCAGAAACTCTCTAAATAAAGCTGTGTAATGATGCCACTTGGCAAAATGTTGTATTGTACAGCATAGTTTATAATCGCTTGTACGTTGGCTTTTTTGATTGTGTGACCGTAATATTTAATATCGCCGCCTAAGTAAGTCTTGTTAGAGCCAACTGTCTTAGTGACTTTACGTGTAACAGGATTAGAGACAACACGCTCACCTTTTACAGTCTTTTTACCGTAAGGGCGTATTGCGTTGTAAATCTGACGCTTATCAAGCTTTTTAGTAATACCAGCGATATTTTTTTGGTATCTAAGCACAGTGTCACTTCTATCACGGCCAACACCGTATGACTTGCCTTCTTCGTATTCTTTATAGATGTTTATGATAAAAGCTTTAAACGTGTAGTTATTGTGTAGTTGCGTTTCAAACTCAATTTCTGCATCAAAATTATTAGCAATCGATAACAAGCGAGCCAGTTTAGTGTCTTGACCAGTCCATTCTAAAGTTAGCTTCTTGTCCTTTACTTCGTTTGTGCCAATTGTCAAAGCTCCCCAGTTTAAAATGTCAAATGCTACAAGATACTCTTCAAACGACATCGCTTTAGTGGCTTTGTACGGGTTGCAATACTCGTTTAGCAACTCTAAATTTAAGTTTTCGCAATAACAACGTACAGTCGTTTCAGTCTCTTCGATCTGCATGATATTAAAGAGCTGTACTTTATCTTTATGTACAAACGATACAAACGCTTGGTCATTAAGCACTTGATACTTATGATTGAGTGGGTTGTCTCCTTCAAGTGTTTTTTTGTACACAGAAAACTCAAAAACAGATGAGCCTGTAGTTAATTGTCTAGTCCATGTGTCATCAAAATAATTAAGTGTCCCTTGCTTTTCGTTGTCTAGCAACAAAACAGGATGTAGCTTAGAATCATGTATTACTAGAGTTATTACAACCACCTCTCTTCCATAAGTATCTCAACATTTGGTGCAGACTGAGAAAATTTAGACAACTGGATAACCAATTCTGATTCTCCTGGCGGTACAGATATTGGTTGAGAGCCTAAGACCATATCCTGTAAGGAATTAAGCTCTTTGGTTTTGACTGTATCATTTTCAAAGTTAATGATAACCTCATCCCCTGGTTGATATTTATTGACGATATTGTTGTAATGAGACACTCCCATTTTTTCAAAATTGACTTTTTCAAACAGGTTGTAGTTGATATATTTAGAGCTATCACTACATGTCCCCATTGCAAGATGTATCTTGCGGGATTTCTTCCCTTTAAGGGACGGAACAGTTACATGATGATGCGCACCGTTAAAGTAAATACGAAACTTATCTTCTTCCCTGAAAATCTCAACTGCTCTGCTTCTATCCATCGAAAAAGGATTGTGATAATTTCTATCTGCTTGGAATTTAAACTGCTTATAAAATCTCCAGCCCACACCGTCATCATCAAGCGCAAAGAAATTGTATTCTGATTCAAAACCATTTTTTCGTTTGTAAGTTTCGATTCCATACAAAAACTCGTCATTCCCTTCATCATCGATTCCCGTTACACAAAGCTTTAAAAAACCTTTCTGATCCTGCGCAGTAGCAATAAAAATCTGTTGCCACCACAAGTGTTCATTGAGAGTGTATTCTCCGTTTGAATCAGGATTGATAATAAACGTTCGAGTCCCAACATGTTCTGTGTATCCCGGTGTGGTGCCTCTATTTCCAATAACAACATATTCACCGCCTTTACCAGAGCCTAAGATGTTATCAATGCGCATCCGCTTAAGTTCTGTGTCGTATGTTGGTGGCATGTGATTAAGTTTTGCAACGTTTGGCGCACCGTCCAAAGCTTGTGCTATCGCTTTTGAGTAATCAAAAAGGACTTCGTTGCGATGCACGATAGTCCCGTCTTCTTCTTCCGATGATCCAAGTGCAAAAGCACCTGTTTCGTTTGCGATGCCAATGTAACCATTTTCGGAGTTGTGTTTTATTTTGATGATTGGCAACGCATTTGTGTTACCTTCATTTTGCAATTTAAATGTTAGTTTATTTCCATCTTGCGTGTAATCTAAAAACTTTTTGTAAGTAGTTGAATGCGCGACGCCATCTGGGATGTAAAACTCAATAACCGTTTCGTCGTACCAATCCGATATTCCTTTTAAGTCAATATCACCTTTTGGAATAGCCATATAATATCTGTCAGGCTCATCTGGTAATGTAAGTTTAAATGTCGTCTTACTGTGCAAAATACCAGCTATTTTTTCTCTTAATTTATTTAAATTTTCGTAACTATAAGTCGACGGTTCTGTCGTGTCTACAAATTTACTTGCTCCGATTTCTTTAGTTTTAAAACTAACAGTAACAAAAATAGTCTTAGCACCAAAACTAACCGATTGAATAGCTTCTCCTAATTCATTTACTTTTCTGGTAGCAACAGACCTATTATTACCTATAGTCCTCACTATGTTTAAACAATTCAAAAAAGGCGATAAATCAACGCCTTTATAATTAAAATTTGCCAATTATATCAAACCTTTCATTCTATTATTCATTATTTCTTTTTGTTTTTGGTATTCTGCGAAGTTGTCTCCAGCTGTTCGAGCTAATTCTTTACCATTCACAGTCACTACAACGTCTCTATTAGCAAAATCTCTAATAGCTAAAACCGCATCTTTCAATGCGACAAATCTATCATCTTCTAATTTTTTTGCTGAGTCATTTAATCCGCCAAAACTTGCATAATGAGTCACGTCAAAACTACTTTGTAAATCTTTCGTAATTTCCGATATGTTGATATCTTTAAGTTTATTTAATCCATTTTGGAACTCCTCAGAAATATGACTAGCCATACTAGAAACATTTTGCTTGACTGGTTCAAAGCTATCTGTGAGAGATTTATTAAATCCTCCCATTATAGCTCTACCCGCTGGAATAAGTAATGTTCTATCATAACTTATTGGTCCTTTATGCTCTTGAATCCATCCAGCGATACCACCGACAAAATTTTTGACTTTTTCAAAAGCTGAGGTCAATCCATTTAAAAATCCATCCATTATAGCTCTACCAGCTGCTCCTAAGTTAATATTAGCAAGGGAATTAAGAATGTTTTTTATACGGTTAACTACACTAGAAACGACTTCTTTCGCAGCATTAATAGCTGTTGAAATACCGTTTTTCATCGCATTAAATGCTAGTATAGCGACACTTTTTGCTGTATTAATTTTAGATGATATCTCGTTTCCAATAGCACTCATTCCAGCAGCTACTACGTTAACCAAAAATTTTAGCGTCACAGAAAATATACCTTTTATAGCACTCCATCCAGCAGAAAAAACTGATACGAAAACACCCAGCATACTTACAAATAAACTAGCTAAAAACGTCAGACCCCCAATTATTATGTTTTTTATACCTTCCCAAATTGCTCCTACTCCAGATTTGATAGCAGTCCACGCTGCATTCCAATCACCATTTATAATTGCTAATATCACTTTTATAGTTGTGTTGATGACAGACATGCCAACTTGTACCACGCCTGTTATAACCAGAAACAAACCACTTAGAGCTTCAACAAGCGCACTCCAAGCTAACTTTAAACCGCCAATAAAAGTAGCGCTGTTAGCCTGTATGAAAGTGAAAATTGATAATATTAGTTGTTTCAACGTTTCGATTAGCGGGGTGACTGCATCAACCATTGATTTCCAACCAGAAATAATTGTATTTCTAAATGTCTCAGATGTATTCCAAGCGACTACAAGTGCAGCTATAAATGCTCCGATTGCTGCAACAACTAAAATTACAGGTCCTGAAATTATTGAAAAGATTCCTGCTATTGCCGTGAACGCTGTAGAAACTCCTTCTAAAGAAGCAGTTACTTGACCAATAAAAATAATTACTGTTCCAAAAATGACCAAAAGAGGCCCAAGAGCTGCGCCAATACCTCCAATAATAACTGCCAGCTTTTGCCCAGCAGGAGATAACTTATTGAACCAATCTATGACTGCTTGGATTTTACCAATAACTCCTTGCAACAATGGATTTAATATACCACCGATTGTAATGCCGGCTGTTTCTAAAGAACCTTTGAGCTGTTCAATTGCTCCTTTAAGACCGCTATTCATAGTGTTTGCCATTTTGTCAGCAGCACCTTTTGAATTTTTCAACCCTTCGGTTAATTTAGACAACTCGCCTGGAGTAGCGTTAATTAAAGCAAGCATCCCTGACAGAGACTCTTTACCAAATAAAATTGATAAAGCTGCAGATTTTTGTTGATCTGTCAATCCAGACATTTTCTCTCTTAGTTGTCCTGTTATCTCTGTCAAAGACCGCATCTTCCCATTCGTATCAAAAAAAGACAATCCGAGACCATCAATAACAGCTTGCATTTGGTCTGTCGGTTTTGCTAATCTGGTGATAGCTGTTCTAAGAGTTGTACCAGCTTGAGAGCCTTTTATACCAGCGTTTGACATAATACCTATTGCTGCTGCGGTTTCTTCCATAGAAATTCCCATAGCTCCTGCAACTGGTCCTGCGTATTTTAACGCTTCCGCCATGTCTGCAACCTCTGAGTTTGTATCTGCTGCAGCTTTTGCGAACACATCGGCTACATGAGTGGCTTCACTTGCGTTCAAGCTAAACATATTTACCGCAGTCGCTGCCGCTTCTGAGGCAAGAGCTAGATCTCCACCAGATGCTGCAGCCAAAGACATTACTCCGGGTGAAGCTGCTAAGATTTGATTTGCGTTAAATCCTGCTGATGCCATCATTTCTTGACCTTGTGCAACTTCCTTAGCACTAAAAACAGACGATGCCCCAAGATCAATAGCTTGTTTTCTTAACTTTTCAAAATCTGCCCCGGTAGCTCCAGAGATTGCTTTTACTCTGTTCATTTGAGATTCAAAATCTCCAAATGTTTTTGCAGCAGCGACTCCTAACCCAACTATTGGAAGTGTGACGTATTTTGAAAGGCTACGCCCAACACTTTGCATCCCTTGACCTACCATAGTCGTATATTCGCCGATTTTCCCAAGCGTAGATATGTTGCTATCTTTTATTGATTTTATTTTATCAATAGTAGCTTGTGCAGCAGATTGAACTTTGTTCATAGTGCTTGTAAAATTAGTATCTGTTGCTTTTAAAATCGCTTGTACTGTGTACGATCGATTAGACATTAATACCTCCTTTCTCTCTCAACTCTTTTACCCTTTTAGCTCTATTAACAATAGTTTTATCCAATTGTTTGGGTTTATCACCTAACAATTTTCTCTTCCGCTCATCGTAATCATAAAAATCTTTAAAATCTTTATAAATATACTCACCACTTTGGTTGGTGGCTTCTGCGTTTCTTTTTATAAAAGCGCTAAGATAGATATTTCTTTCGGTCTCTAAATGCTTGATTAAATACCCTTTCATCCTAAGATTGTATTCTCTGACAGTCATATTCCTAGCGACATCATAGTCAGTTACATTCAGTAACCCGAAAATGTTAGCTATTATTTCGTTGTACGTTTCTAGAGAATTTTTTTCGTTCTCTTTGTTGCCGTTTGCAGACTCAATTTTTAGTTCATGCTTTTTAGTAATTGTTTCACTTGTGCTTTCGATAGTGGCGCTTTCTTCAAACTCGTTAAAAAACCTTCAAAAACCTCTTCAAGCTTATTGTCTTCCGCTTGTTTAATTGCCCATTTTTCGATTTCTTCCTTGCTTGGAATGCTATTCAAAGTGTGTGTTGCTGACAAGATAATATCTTCTAGAATTAGGGGGTTTTTGATAGATAATTGTAATGTTGCTGTTTGGATACCTGTTCCAAATTTAAAACCGTTGTTTTCAACGAAATGCCTCTTGTCCATCTCACGGATGAAGTCAAACCCAAAGTTTAATGGGTAAGTTTTTCCTGCGATTGTAATTTCTTTCATTTTTGATTTTCTCTCCTTAAAAAATAACAAGGGTAAAAACCCTTGTTTTAAAAATTAATTGCCTTGTGTTAGATTAACTACTTGCTTCTACATGAGAAACAGTATCGCCGTTTGTTTCAGTGACGTCTTTAAACACATATTGAATAGCCTTGATTTGCTCTTTGGTGAGGGTAGCTTTACCTTTGACAGGTTTTCCATCAATAGCCATTTCTGTGGAAATTTCAGATAATTCTTCAACATTTGAAGGGACTTCCCACGAACCTAATCGACCTATTGCGTACTCTGCATCATATTTATTGTCTGAATTGTTGTTGCTATTTAAGTCAATATCCCAGACCTCAATCTGCTTGCCATCTAAAACGGCATTTTTTAATGTTGTGTTCAATTCGTCGCGACTAGCAACCCCTTTGATTTCTAAGGTGACTTCTAGTCCTTTGTCAGAATTTATAGCACCATCTTTTGTGATCTTAGCATCTGTTTTTCTACTAAATTTCCACTTATGTTCCGTCTGAAAAGATAATTTAGCCGCAGCCTTCTTTTCCCCCAAAACACGAAACATCAAAATATTATCTTTACCATAAACTGGTGAACTTGTTACCATGCTTCCTCCTATATAAAACTAAAATACATGTTCAAAATGCCACGATATAAATTCTCGTTAGTACTATTATCTTTTAAGATTTCGGTATCACTATCATCTATAATCATGGACCATCTTCTATTTTCTATTTGGTTTATTTCACTGACCGCCTGCATAATTCGAGCAACTATATCACTTATCAATTTTCTGTCCATGCCGTCTCCCCAGACGTTTATCGTTGTTGAGCACTTGCCGATTAATTGGGTTTTTGTCGCTCTCGGCATTATATGAGTGTCTCCCATCACAACAAAAGGGTATTTTGTACCCAACGGTGGAAGGAAATCGTAAACAGTCAATCCTATATCAGTGAGTCTTTTAAAAATCTCATCAAACAATTGTTGATCCGGTTGTTTCATCATTCAACCCTCGCTAAATCTTTAATGAAGTTGTCAATGACACTATCAAGAGCTGGCTTCATAAACGGTTGCTCCTCCATTAATCGTGTACCTGTTTCCAAGTAACCGGAATAATTTGTCCCAGCCTTCACTTTAGCAACTGTACTTTGATTACTAAACTCTAATTTAATAGACCTTCTAGTAGCTCCTGTAGGTTTAACAAAAACACGCCCTTTGCCTTTTTGCCACTCATAATGCCCATTAAATACAGCTTTATCAATAGCCTTTGAGTGCATTTTAGTTCCGTGTTTTCTGACAGCTTTGCGCTTGTTTTCAAAAGTAACTTCTTTTTTTAACGCAGATAGCAACTCATGTTCCCCTTCCAATGTTAAGTTAATCATTAACAATCTCCTCAACGTATAAAGCTTTATTTCTGCTCGTTACAACACGATAAGCTTTATCTTTGATTAAAACCCTATCCACCTTCTTAACGCTGTGACGTAGCCTTACAATGCGTCTATCAAGGTCTAACTTCTCGTCTAACAGATTAGATAGTTCTATACCTTGCTCCGAGATGTTACACGGAACGACATCTTTTTTAACTTCTCCTCCAACACGTTTCCCAAGAGTTGGATCATATCGAGGTTCACCGTTAGCTTTAATTAAAAGAGTAACTCTATCGTTATATCTCATAAAAAATAAAGTCCACCTTTTTTAGATTTTTGATTTGAAATATTAAGCTTACTTTTAATCATTAAATCATACGGTTCAAACTCGTTTAAAAAGTCGTAATAAGTGATAGCTCTTCCTTCCACGGACTCAGACTTAGCCCGTTCAGCACCTCGCCTGTTATAGCGAGCAATCAAACAATCTTCAAGGACAAACGAAAAGGCACTATCTATCTCATTAGTGCCATACTCTGCTGAAAAGTGGTCAGTAATCCTTTTTAGCAACATTTCCAATAGTTTGTCTTGTAATGTATCGTTGATATCTAAATCAAGCTTTACATTATTAATGATTGTTTGCGTGTTTATCTTTTCCATAAACACCTCCAAAAATTAATCGGTGTGAGATTCTAAAAGCTCTAGCAATTCCGCTTTTTTAGCTTTAGAATCGTAATTAACACCTAGTTCATCAAGTCCACGCTTTAGCTCGTCAACTTTTAAATTGCTAAAGTTTGTTGACTGTGTATCAGTAGCTTTTAAAACACCTTTACCAGTCAAAAACTCAACTCTAGCACCGTTATACTCTTCACCGACTTTATAAATAAAACCAGTCTCTTTATCTCTAAAAGCTTCAATTACTAGAGCCACGATTACCTCCTTTTATAATGATACTTCCGAACTTGTTACAATCTGTACTTCATCTAAGCGCTCGAATGATGGTAGAGCAATCATAGAAACCTTAGTCTGTACGTTAACAGGATCAGTAGTCTTAGTAGTTGTAACAGCAATACCTGTCTCTACAAGAGATACCTGTGCATCAGTTGCTTGGCCACCCATAAGGTCAGACTGCTCTGGAGTTGTCCCGAATACTGTATAGCCAAGATTTCCATTAGGTACAAGTGTAACTACGCCATCAGGGAAATACTTCTTGCTTTCACCTGCGTCATTAACAAACACACCATCTTTAAGTAAGATATTTAATCCCAATTCTTCAGAAAGATAAGATTTTAATTCTGCTTTAGTAACAATTGAGCCTTCCGGTGCAAGTGGTTTAATTGCTTTTACGGTTGCTTTTGCGTTTTTGATATAGCCAAAAGTTTTTGAGTTTAAGACGATGGCTTCAGGAACGTGACCTCGCTCTGTTACTGTTTCAATAGCTTTCTCGATATCAGCAAGAGGGTTAGCGGTGTCTTTTTCTGACCATTTTTGTTCACTCTTAGTCGTTTGAGTTCCAGTTAATCCATAATCAATATCTTTCATAACACCATTTGAATTGATGTGGATTTTACCACTTGACAACACTTCCATGCGCATAGCTTCAAGACGTGCTTTAGCACCAGCGATTAGAGTAGTTTCATCATTAAAGATTGTTGATAACACTGTGTCAATAAGTTCTTGATTTTTAGTTTGTGCTAAAACGTTAAGTTGTTGACGGTCAGCCTCTTTTACAAACATACCTTCTTTGAAGTAAGGCATTTCTTCGTCTAACAAGTCTACAGACATGCGGTCACGAAGTGGAACTTTAGTGTCAAACGCCGCCGCTTTGATACTAACTGGTTTGCCAGCTGCTCCTTTGATAAAGGATAACTTAAGACCAAGTTGTTGTTTAGATGGGAAAGCTTTTTCTCCCAAAGACAAGTCAACGTTTGCTTGTTGTTTATCATAAAATCCTTTGATGTTAGCAGATGTTACAACGTCATAAATTAATGCCATTATTTAGTTCCTCCTTTTACAAATACAATGTGTGGTAATTTAGTAGCTAATTTTGATGGATCTTTAGCCAAAGCAGAGTCTGCCAACTTATCAGAATTTACTGTGCCACGATAAACAAGAGGACCCGCAGCATTGCCTTTAGATAAGTCAACATCTGTCAACAAAATGCCATCGATATGAGCTTCACCATCTACTTCACTGTTTTGAACTGGTTTTACTTTTTTAGTACGATCTTTAAAAACAGACTCATCAATCCCTGCTAAAACTGTTCCAGCAGATGCCAGTCCATTACCAAATTTACTTGCATCTAAAGTCACAGAAATCGCTTCGTATGGCAAGTTATGTAAAATCTCTTTTGATGTTTTTACTGTACGTTTATTCATTTTTTCCTCCTAAAATAGTTTGGTGTTAACTTTTCCAGCTCGTTCTGCTAAGCTTGCACCAAAATTTGATTGAGTTGTAATAGAGCCACTTCCGATTGAAGGGGTGGCTTGTCGTGCCAATGATTTGCGATCATCAGCGATTGCTTTAGCAAATGCGCTAGCTAGCTTAGTGACATTTGCTTTTGTTTGCTCTGCATCTAAAGTTACTGCAAGACTAAGAACATCATCATCAACATTAATATCAGCCTCTGAAAACATTTTACGAGCAACTGCTGTTAGTTCGTTGCGTGTCTTATCATCTTTTAGTTGTTGCAACTCTTCTAACAATTTCTGTGTTTCGTAGTTAGCTTTTTCTTCGCTGTTCATCTTTGCTAATTTTTTAGCTTCGTCTTGCTCTGCTTTAAATTGCTCTTGAGCGTCTTTATGAGCTTTAGCAACTGCACGATTTACATTTTGTTTAATCATTTCAGTTACTTCTTCTTGTGTAAAAGTCTTTTCTGTTGTAGCCTCTGTTTGCTCTTTGACTTGAGTGTCGACTTCCTCTTGAGCGACTTCTTCAACTACACCATTTTCAACTAAATCTGCCATGAGGCGCCTCCTTGTTTAAAGTCATGTCTGACTATAATATCTTGCACAGTTTTTAGCCTTAAGCACGTTTTGGGCATAATAAAAACCAGCCTCAACTGGATTTGTGACTATTTATTTTTCCATTTTTTCTTTGAGTGTTTTTTGATACGACTAAGCTCGTTGTTAGTCGCTTGTGCGTTATGCTCTACAATTTTTTCAAGTTGTTCAATCCGTTCGTGTTGTTTGCTTAATTCTTTAAAAAAAAATTCGTTTTCTACAATAAGTGAAGCTATGTAGCGTTCGATTTTGCGTTTTTTCTTAATGCGTTTGTTCATTTTTTACCTTTCTTATGTTCGATATCTTCACCAATAACTGCACAACGACAATGTGGGTGAAATGGCGGTGCTGTATTGCCTGTATCCCATTTTTCCATAGGATACGGACCGTCACTTGCTATTCCTTTACAAATAGAACAGGCGGAGGGCTCTAGCAATATCTCAAAACCATTAAACCCGTTGTCTTCTATTGACATTTTGCTAACTTCCATTTGTACCCTTGCATGTTCTGTGATTGCTAGACGTCTTGCATAGCTATCTGATACCCCAAACTCTTTTTTTAGCTTATTAGACAACTTAATGGCGTTATCGCCTTTTGTTATAGCTTTATAAACTTCCTCTTTTACTATTTTTCTAAGGTCGTCTTGCCTTTGCCAAATGTTTTCACTCCACGTTGCGCCTTTGAAATTTGCGTTTATTGTTGCTTTAGCTAGATTTTTAATGTCATTTTGACTAGAAACAGATGTTCCAAGTAAGCCCGACTGAAATTTCAACTCTTCTTCAAAACCATCTTCAAGGAATCTTTTTGTCGCTTTGTATTCATCTTCCGATAAGTTTTGCATCGCTAAATCAATATTTAATTGCAAAAGCTCTAATGCGTTAACTTTCATCTTTAAGTTATAAACAGCCATGTCTATATTTTCTTGATGCGTAAAATTAGCTTTAGTGACTTTAATTCCCTCTTTGCGCATTTCGTTAGCCCTTGCAACTAATTCTTTTGCCTTTTTCTGATAAGCGTTTATATCAACGTCAGAAACAGCCTTTTTAGCAAGCTTTAAGTCTATCGCTTCTTTATCTGCATAACGTTGATAAAAAGACTCTATTTCTTTTTCTATCTCACGGAAGTGATAGTCGTGTATTTGTTTCATAGATTTTCCTAAACTGACATCTTTTTTGTCTTTGGCTTCCATCTCTTTTTTTACACGTTTGCGCCAATAACTTTTGCCTTCCTTAGTGTGCATGTCCATGAGCTAACTCCTTGTCTGACATACGTGTTTGAGCTTCTAGTTTTTGAGCTAGCAAACTGCCCGACTGCGATTCTTGCATGATTTTATCTTCTTCTTCGTCTGGATCATCAACAATACCAGTGACAAACATCTTAGTTTTGTTGGATAGTTCTCCACCAAGCGCTTTAAAATCATTTATTTTTTCTTGGTCTGATTTAGGTAAGTTTGGAGTAAAGATTATTTTTAGCTTGCTGATATCAAAATCTTTAATTTCACTTAAAAACTCACTAACATGAGCAATAAGCTTATATCTACGTTTCAACGACTGCTCAAATAACGCTTGTAAATCCACACGTTCTTGATCCAGTCCAAAAACTTTCCACTTGAGCGCTTCTCCGGACTGATTACCAGCAAATTTATTGTCTGTCATATCTGGCGTATTAGTAAATCTGTGGATATCCTCAGCGATTCTGTTTTTATATGCTTCAGTTCCCTGTACGTCATATTTTTTATACAAATACTTAGCGTCAACAGAACCTTCACGTCCTTCGCTATCAACAGGTGGTTCTAGATTTAACAATCTAGCTTTTCGCATAGCTCTCAAATATGTAATGGCTTTTTCTTGCGTATCTACGTATTCAGGAAACGACACACGACCAATAATCGCTAGAATAGCGTCTGACAAGTCTTGCATGTAGTTGGCTGTGTCTGACTGCGCAGAGTCGTACAAATCAATCAAAGATAATTCTGTTTCGTAATCGCCTAAACCGTCATCTGTATTAAGATATTCCGTGATAGGAACAGCACCAAAAGCGTGCGGTTGTCTATCTGTCTCTGTTAATTCTCCATTAAATTCAAAAAAGATAACTTCCGAACTTGTATAAACTTCTACCGTCTTGTCTGTTTTATCTATTTGACTTTTGTTGTAGTATCGCACACCAATAAGACTATCTTTATCAACGTCATTTTTATAGATAATAAAAGTCTCTCTCGGGTCTAGTCTTATCACTTTTGTTTTATCATCTGCACTACGATAAGCGAGTTCGTAAGCACGACCAACTTTAGACAAATCTTTTATAAGTTGTCTATTTAATTGGTGGAAATTGTTCTTTTTTGCTAACTCTTTTAAAAGTTCGTTGTTAACTTCATCGTCATACTCAACACGTATTGGATTACCAACAAGATATCCCTGTTTAAATGTTGATATATACTTGCCATAATTATGTATGGCACGAACATCAGCCATGTCCTCATCTTGCCTACGACCAGACTTAGATACCTCGTGATTGTTTCCTTCTGCATAATCTAACAACTCTTGTATACGTGGTTTTTGAATGTTCTCGTGGTGTTTTAAGTATTCAAGTAATATTTTATAGTTGTCATCAAACAAAGCGCTTATATCGCTTATCTGATACCTCATTCTTGACTCACGATGAAAACGCAACTCTAAAAGTTTATGTTCCCCAGTTGAGTCAATAAAATCTTCTATGTGTGCCATTGTTTCTCCTATCTAGTTTTTAAGACCTTGATAAAGTACATTGAAATTGTTGGTTTTACTTATGCTATCTTCTTTATGCTGTGAATAAAGAGCATATCTGATGGCATCTAGCACATCATCGTATTCTTTTTGTGGTTCGTCTTTTGTGCTGTTAGGTTTCCATTTGTATTGATATATCTCATCAAAAAAACGAGGAATACACCCTCGCTTGATAAATAACCTTTTATCCTTGAATGATTTCGCTATATATTCAATGCCTGCAACAACTTCTTTACGTCCATTTCTTGCTTTAATACGCTCTCTTTTAAAGCGAGCAACGTGTTCTGGTCTCGCACTATCTGCCCAGAATGTAACATTCCCATAGATTTGTATAAACTCTTTGGCTCTAGTTACCCACCAATCTATTTCTTTATATTGCTCTGCAATACCATCAACTAAGTAATAATTTCCATTATTGTCCTCTCCGATAATCACAATTGAACCATAGTGATCATATCCCCAGTCGACACCGGCAAAAAAGCGTGTCATTTTTGGCAATTCTTCGACTTCGTGGACGTTTTTATCATAATCAGAATAAATAGCACCCTCTGCGACCGTCCATTTACCTAAAATGTCACGGTCATAGAATTTTCCACTAGGCGTTGCGCTTTTTATCGACTCAATGTAACGCTTAGATAGAAAAGTGTTATCATCTAACTTAAAACTAAAATCAATAATCATATCATCGTCAGAGTCGATATAATCCGTTTTGAGCCAATGATTAGGGTTATCTGGGTTACTATCCCAAACTATCCTTGCACCCTCACCAGAACACCTAGAAATGATTTCTTTGAACACTGTCTCGTTAGCAAGTGAAGCTTCGTTAACATATGCACCAAATGATGTAAAACCTCTAGCTCTTTTTAACCCACTAATAGACCCCGTATATACTTGCACAACCTTAACGCCACAAAATGTAAAAGATCCATGTTTGTCATATTTAGGCTCAAAGCCATATTTATTATAAAGCTCCTGTAACACGTTGTTTTGGATAGAAGTAGATGATGTCCCAGCTAAAATATAGATAGGTTCATCTATTTTTAAGTCATCTGCAATCTTACGAACACGATATAACTCTGTTACAAAAGTATCGTTGTTAACAACAGTTTTTCCAGCACGCTTTGCTCCATGAAGTCCGCAGATAAACCAATCGTTATTCCAAATGTAATCAAGAACTTGCAATTGCTTTCTTGTGTATAACTTACTCAACTCCATCTGAAATAGCTCCTTTGACCATATTCAAGAAATTGGCTATTTTCTCATCTTGTCCTTCATCTCCGCCAATTTGAGACTTCAACTTCTCAATTTCAAGGTTGATCTTTTTGAGTTCTAGGTTTGTTGGGTAACGTTTCATCAATTCGCTTCCTGCTTTTATAACCTCTGCTATTGATGGTTGCTTCTCTATCGTTACAAATTCACCAGTAATCTGATTAAGTTCCGTTACTTCTTCAGTTAATTCCTGTCTAAGAATTTGTGTAAACACTCTAAGAACTTCATCAGCTGTTGCTATCGAACTCTTTTCTAAGACTTTCATACGACTCTGTATAGCTTGCTTTATTTCAAGTTTTTTCAAGTTTTGCTCGCCAATTTGACCAGCGGTTTTTTTACTATACCCCGCTTTTATCGCTGCATCAGTCGCATTCCCGCAGATGATGTACTCATCTATAAATTTTTGTTGTTTTAGTGTTAATTTACCTATTTTCCACCACCTCCTCCGTTTTAAAAAAATAAGTATTTTATGCGTGTTTTGCTTGACAATTATTGCTTATGTGTGTATAATATAAGTATAGAAAGTGAGGTAAGCAATATGCCAAGAACCGCAAGAGAAATCATCAAACTCTTGAAAAAGAACGGCTTTGTAAAAGTCAGTCAAAACGGTAGTCACGCAAAGTACAAAAACTTTGAAACAGGCAACATCACAATCGTGCCCATGCACAAAGGTGATATGCCAAAAGGCACCGAAGACGATATTCTCAAGAAGGCAGGGCTGAAATAAGCTCTGACCATCTTGGTTATTGTTTACCTAGAAAGGAAAAACTATGTTAATCTATCCAGCTGTTTTTACACACGACAACGAAACTAATTCAATTGGCGTTCGTTTTCCAGATGTTCCTGAAGCTATTACTTTCGGCAACGACTTAAAGCACGCCTATGAAATGGCTGTCGAAGTCTTAGGATTTGCTCTTGAAGACTATACTGATTATCCAAAGGCTAGCTCCGTTTCTGATTTAAAAGAACAGTATCCTGATTCTGATATTGCTTTAATTGGCATTGATATGATTGCCTACATGAAAAAATATCACTCTAAGAAGGTACGCAAAAACGTGACTATTCCTGAGTGGTTGAACAACGCAGCCGAAGATAAAAACCTCAACTTTTCTCAAGTCCTTACTGAAGCACTTGAATTAAAATTACAAGCATAAGAGCCGCTGTTGTGGTTCTTTTTTGCATAATAAAAATAGACTCAACAGTCAGCTACACTACCATAAACAACTTTTCGGTTTTACCACAAGCAATTCCTCCTTGCATTGTGCTTCTAGCTGTCTTAAACTCATACACACACTTAAATCTATCATCTGATATTTCGTAACTAGAAACAATAACAATATTTTCCTTGCTCATTTCGTACGCCCAGTCGTAGAATAATTGACTGTCAAATGTATCACCAATGTAAGAATGCTGGCTCGTCATTTCATACGGTGGATCAAGATAAAAAATAGCGCCATCAACATTCGAGAATGCTTTATAATCTAAATTTGTCGCTTCTAATCGTTCTAACTGTTCTAATCGTTCTAACTGTTGTAATCGTTCTAACTGTTGTAATCGTTGCAATTGCTCTAATTGCTGTAATCGCTGTAAGTTTCCGATTTTACCAAGCTTTTCTTCCTCGCATAAAAGACAAGTCTCTTTGTATGTGTCTGTTTGCTTATAGCCACTAAATACATCATGCTTATTAATAATCTCAACCGCTAATTTATATTTTATATCTGACAATTCTATGTTATACAAAAAATTTATTGAGCTGTTCCCAAAACTGTTAACAAGCAATTTAATATTGTCGTCAACTGTTTTGTTTGTTTTGGTTTTTATTTTTAAAAATTCTTCTCGGCTGATGATTAGTGTTTTTAACCACTCTCTATCTTGAGTAATAACTCTTTTAAACATATCAGTAACATCATTGTTTAAATCGTTGTAATGCACTTCTAAATTATTTAGCATACACTCTGCAGTTATTGCACCTCCTCCACCAAAAATGTCATATATTTTTTTGTCTGTGCCAAAATTTTGCTTGATTATTTCAACTATCTTTTTGCTGATTTTCTTTTTGCTACCTTGGTACGGAAGTCCAAATGGCTTACCTTTTCTTATTTTTTTTTCGTCTAATTTAAGCATTTTTTTCTCCACAATAAAAAGCCACCACAATGTGATGACTAATGACTAATTGGTTCTTCCAATTTCTTATCTAACTCATAACCTTTTCTAAATGCTGGTGACTGCTTTGCATAAACGGATTGAATAAAGTCTACTTGTTTATATTGTTTTGATTTTACAGTTTCCATTTCGTTACCTCTTTTATTTTAATTATAGGAACAGTCGGAATCGAACCGACACATATAATCAGACCGTCGACAATCCAATTATCAAGGCGCTACCTCTACCGTTTTCCAATCACGGTTCATGTTCCAACGGTTTAGTCTTACTTGGCGCAAAGGTCCCCGTAGAGATACCAGTGCTTATTTTTAAAGTAAGCCTATAGACCCATCACGAATCGAACGTGATTAATACCACTAGGTCCACTGACCACAAGCAAGGTTGCGACCCTTGTTTTACTTGCGGTTAATATATAGAAAGTGTAGGATTCGAACCCACGCACGCTTTTACACGCCTAACAAGGTAGCAACCTGTCCTCTTAAACCACTTGAGTAACTTTCCAAATGTAAACACGCTGAGATTACACGTTTAGTCAGTTGTCTTTCAAAACCTTATGTTTTAGTTTTTTATCCACTCAAATCCCTTCAAGTAACAACCATGCGCGGTTAGTATCGCTAACCACTCGTTACGCCGCAAACTACTAAGCCATTTTTCAATTAACGAAAACCCCGCTAAAGGTCTAAGCTGCTTTACTCTTTGACTTTGCTATTATCCTTGCGAGACTCTAGCAGGTAGCCTAGCTACCGAAGCACACTTTCGTTTGCGACGGGCAATGACTTTTGCTTTATTCCAATATTTTCAACAAATAGCATTGTTTTCGTGTATCGCAGACGTGCATTGCCTTGCGTTTCGTCGCCTTTTGAGCAACAAAATGCGCAACGCCTACTTGTTATCTCGGTGCTGGTACACCTTGACTTGTTGTGTTTGACTGGGATATCCTCCCAGCGTTGCACAACATGCTGACCGCTCTTGGTACCACCCTTGAACTTCGTCAGTTTATACCTCCTACACACTCGTCGCACGTACTGCTGACACAGCACCTCACCGATTGGCTCTGGTATTGCGCTTTGACTTCGTGTGCTGTAACCATTACTGATTACATAAAGATTGGTTTGCTTAGATTGACCATCACTGGCGCTCTTGTTGATACACCTACAAAAGCTTTCCCATATCGCTATGGATTATCTGTGCTAAGCCACTATTGAGACGGCAGGATTCGAACCTGCGTACGTTCCAGACCCTTTATAGTCATATCGCTCCCCCAACTGAGCTACGTCTCAACACCCTATCTCGCCTTTTAGCTACAAAATAACAAGTTTGATAGTAGTTAAAGTTGACGACTAAATAAATAGTCTGTTGGTAAATGATTATCTCTTCTTGCTATTTTGATAATACTATATTAACACATGTTTTTATGTATAAACTATTGTATTACTGTATAAAAACTAGTCAAAAACTCCTTGCTCTACAATCAAAGAGCCCTCCCTATAAAGCTCTGCAAAAGCTAATAATGCAGCATCTAGCGTGTCATAATAAAAGCTCTCTGACATACATAATTCTGTATAAATAACCTTATCTGCATTCTTGTAAGGAGATAAGTATTTGTCATACAAAATCCTGCGCTTTTCTGGCTCTAGTATCATACTAACCGATTGCTCAATTGCTTCTAATTCTTGTTCCGCTGACACACGATTGAGTGCTAAGCGTTCAACCGGCTTACTAGGGGTTCCATGTGATTGTCTAGGTTCAAAGGAATAAGTGGCTGTCACTTTTTGAGTATCTACATCATTAGCGATCCTACGCCAGCGTGGATACTCTCTTAGTTTTCGCTTAGCGTTTGATTTAGTCTTTTGTATATTAATTTCTGGAAAAAACGTCATGAAAGCTCCTCGTATGATATAATAGTTGTACGAATATATACCGAATGGCGCTTTCACGAGCGCTTTTTTATTGTTCTCCTTTCCTTTTTCTGCTGACTGTTTTTTTGTGTTGTTAAATGTCGAGTATTAAATTTTTAGTTTTGTGTCAGCACTATATTTTCAGCTTTGTGCTTGTATAATCATCTGTGAGCGATAACAGACTTTAGATTTTTTATGAAAAAAATGTCGGAGGATATTTCCCTTTCTAAAAATTTCGCTCTATAACTACGTAACGATTATTCCACGCTACGCAGCTGAATACTTACAGAAAGCTTCTAGGGTAAGTTTAACGAGTATTCCAGCTCGTAGACCCACAGAGCCATTGCAGGCTCTTAGGCACTTGCGTGGGAATTTAGTTTGCTCCTGTATTTATTAGTTTAAAATGCCAAGTTTCATATTCACCATGATAAACGAAGCCTACATAGCCTTCATCAACGATTTTATCGCATACAACATATGCTAAATCAGTATTTTTTAAATAATCTTTTTCACCATATTTAACAATAGCAATATCATGTTTTTCACCATTTCTAAAATAATAGCCAGAGGACAAATTATATTTGTCATTGTTAAAGTCATTTGCATATTTTTTTGATATAAAAATTGTTTTTTCTTTCATTCCGTCACCTCAAGATATTACATAAACAAAGTAACTAGCCAAAACAATAACAATACGACTAGCGGAGAAATAAACGCTCTTGCAATCACCGTAACAAAATCTTCATCCGTATTTTTTTTAGCAATAACAAAACTAATTAACACATCAATTCCTACAGCTTGCGGTAAATTGATAGATGGTACACCATCGATTGTTAATAAAATGTTATTCCAACCGTATTTAATAACAAATCCAGATAATACTAAGCTGAATGGCAATAGAACTAAAGCTATAATAAAGTGCTTTAAGTGCTTTTTAGCATCATTTTTATTTTTATCATAATTCATAATTTTTATTTAACTCTCTTTCATTCATTTTCTACATCTTTTCTAAACTGCCAAGCCCAGTCAAAGTCTTTGCGGATTTCGGATTCGGTGACGTTTCTAATATTTTTGTATTCCTCTAATTGATCTTCATATGCTTCAATTAATTTTAGTTTCTTGTTTACCTTTACTAAAATTATTTTTAAATCACTATTCGGATTTGGTATCTCAACCGTATACAGCTTCTCTTTTTCGATTGTGTAGCCATGCATCCAAGCACTAATAAAATCATTGTGGTGGTCAATAGCCCAAAGCCACACATCATGATAATAGCCACCTCGGTTATCAGAGGTGAGATTATCGTACATATCTATTGCAGACGCATCCGAAAATGATTTTTTATGTTCCTCAATCCAATCAGCCACAAACTGTGGCACTTCTGGTTGAGGTTGGTCAATCTGGTCGAGGATACTCAATACATCAATTTTTCTAACTAAATTACCTTTAAAATCGCAATAATTAAACGCATCTAGTTCTCTTATCGCTTTCTTCGCTTCTTCAATCTTCATTTTCTACCTCCAAAAATACTTCACTGCATTCATTGCACTCAATTCTATAACCTCTTTTGTCAATTACCCATTTATAAACATGATTATCCTTGCTATTTTAGTCGCTCATACGAAAAACGAATATGCTTTAAAAAATCTTCAATGTCAATTACTGCACAACCATCAATGTCAGACCTAAAAATTAGATATTCTGAAATAATACGTTCAATGTCTTCAATCTTCATTTGCTACCTCGCTTAACTTCTTCAACAATTTCAATTGCTACACCTATTGCGTCCATGTAACCAGCGTATCTTTCTTGTTCGTAATTATCCAGATCATTGTCAAATTCTTTATTAAGTCTTTTTAAAATTTCGTCAATCATACCCTATCCCCCATTTCCAATCACCAAAAAATATATAAATCCCTACTTAGTACAGCTGGTTTACAAAAGATTTTATATGATGATTCAAGATTTGTTATTTCAACATCAAAACCGTCCCCTAGCCGTTGTTTTAGTAAATCTACTGTTTTTTGGCTGTTAAGTCGTCTAGCTAAGTATTCATCATTTTTTGGAATAGAGATTTTATAACCAGAGAATCCTTTCATTGCAGACTGTTTAAGTTTCTCCTCGATTTTTAAACCATCAAAGTATCTATCAAACCATTTTTTGTGAGATTCTGAACCAATATTTTTTACATCATCAATCAAGGCCATGTTTTATCCCGTTCCCTGTCAAATCAATCCTCTAAATTTTCTTCTCGACAAATTCGCACTGCAAACTTATATTTCTGGTCTGGCGATGGCAGAAATACCTGCGCTCCAAATTGCTCTGGATCATTGTGCAAATCGTTGATAATTTCCATAATCTGATCGCCAACTAAAAGTGGAGCCATAAATTCCGTCATCTTCAATTCGTCAAGTAGTTCTTTTACTTTGTCTAATTTTTCAAATTTTTGTTTATTCATTTCGTACCTCGCTTAATAAATTATTACTGCACTTGGAAAAGGTGCTGGATAGTTTTCTTTTCCGTTAATCGTAAATTTCAGTCTACCTTTTAAATATCTAATGTCTTTTGCTTTGCCAAAAATGTAATCGTGCCAATATTTTGTATCAGTCCTAGCTGGGATTAACAAAACAATGACGTTGTTATACGGTTTAAGTGATTCTTTATAAGCTTTTTCAACCCATTTCCCTATTTCTCTGCCATAAGGTGGATTGCAAAATACGTTTCCTGTCCAGTCTTGAGATAATCCATCTTCTACAACCGTAAAATGATTTTTACATTTTGCGTTGTCATGTGATGATGCAACATCTAAATCAAAATCAAATTCGTTGTTTAATTTTTTGAAAAATGTTTGTGGCGTTTCCCAATAATCTTTGTCTGATGATAATAACGATTTTTGGACCATCTTCATCCTCCATTCCTCGTCAATTCCGCAATCCGCTTTGTCTGTCTCTGATTTTGCTCTGACGACTCTTTCAAACGGTACTGCGTGCGTATTAGTTGCTGTTGTAAACCTGTAATTTGTGGTTCGTAATATTGTTGTGCGTCGCGGTAGGTAAAATACGACACAGTTATCATCATTCCCAGCATTGCGATTGCAAGGAATAACAATCCTTTCCAGTCACTTTTTAGGACATTCATTATTTTATTCAAGTTATCACGTAAATTTTGCAATAATTCATCTGTTGTCATTCTTCCACACTTTCTATCAGGTCGCTGTTTTGATATACGTTTCCGATGACTTCGTTTTCTTCAATTTCTGACCATAAATAGACAGCGTCAGTTCCTGTGTCAATTACCCAGCGGCCTTCTAACATTTTTACTACACCTTTAAAATTTTTATATGTGTAATCTATGAGACGTGTTGTTAAAACCATATCCCCTTCCCAAATCTCAATGCCATTTTTATCAAACATTCCTGTTGATTGCATGAGTATATAGTTGTCAAGGTTATCCTCGACAAAATGAAACGTCTCTAAGCGACCAGAGCGAAACTCGTCATCAGCTAAGCTGCATCTATATATTTTGCGCTCACTTGCTTTAAAGCCATCGACGCTATACATCTTTTTGGTCTTTTTATTAAATGCTCTAAAATTCGGTATCATCCATCCACCTCTCTCATTCCATATAGTCGTCATAAATCCAAATTCGGTCTTTACCAAGTATTAAATCGTGTTCGGTTTTATCTATTAATGCTTGTAATTGTTCGAGATTATCAATTTTTATAAAAATATCAGGAAAATGACCAAATTTTGTGATTTGATAATGTATGCCGCATGATTTTAAATCTTTGACATATTGTTCATTTTTAAAGCTGGCTGAATGCAACTGGTAAATACAACCATTAAATTTTGATTTACTGTACGGATAGCGATTTGGTTTCTTCATTCCACATCCTCCAACTTCTCAATCAACCAATCAAGGTTCTGCCGTGCTTTTTTAAGGTCTTCAACACCATTTTTAGCATGATACCGTAGTAAATACTTAACAGCATTGCCCCAATAAAAACCTTCCTCGTGCTCTTGGCAAGCTGCGAAGTTTTTAACCACATCGATTGCTTCCATGCCATGCCTGCCTTGATAATGTGATGGCTTTTTAATGTTATCTGTCGTATCCTGACAAGCAGCTTCAAGCTCCTCAATTTTTTTAAACGTATCTTCCGTTAGCATCTCTCTACCTCTCTCAAATAATACTCTGTCACTCGCTTATCATTGGCTAACTCTAGTTTTCTGATAAACTGCATCGCTTCATTTTTTGTTGCGAACTCATGCTCCTTAAACAGATTTTTGTCATAAACCATGTAAGTCGCTGTAATACCTTTGTTGTAAACTCTCACAACGTGTTTTTTAGTAGCAGTCATGTGTCTCCAATCCATCAAGATAGCCTTTGTTGACGTAGTATGCTCCAATCAAGATAGCGTCTGCTTCGTCATCCTTTACTGTTTTTCCGCAATATTCGAGAGCTTTTTCTTTCGATTGTGCTTTCATCGCTTTTTTAGAGCGGTCTTTGTAGCTAAACTTCCAGTGCTTACGCCACGTCGACACATTGATAAAAACGACGTTATCAGCTATCAATCGCCCTAAGATGATACCAGTTACAATACCGATTTTAAGCATGGATTGCTGGTTAGGTCCCATAACCGAGTTTTTTTCAACTGCGATGGTACTAAAACTACAGTCGTATTTTTTTAATGCTCGTGACTGGATCAACCTTAATTGACTAGCCATATATCGTCCACGTTCGAAATAAGAGTCACTTTTGTGTTTTAAGACACCACTCTGGATAAGGTCTGAGCCTTTAAATAAGGCCCAACCTGTTCCAGAAGTTGAAATGTCTAGTGATAATACTAGATTGCTCATTCAAGCACCCCGCGAATGCCAAGGGTTTCAAAGATATTTCTCTTATTATCTTCGATAAACGAGAATACTTTTATGATTTCATCTGTGTCTTTCTTATGCTCTTTAGCAAAATATGATGATGTTAGATTGATTTTAGTTTTTGGTTTAGCTTCGAGCACAAGGTCGTAAGCTGTTTCGAATAACTCTCCATCTTCATCTAGTGACGGCTCATCATCAATCTTTTTAAAATCACTAATAAAATCCCATTGCATAGTCAAACCGCCAGAGATGGCAAAGATTCGGTTTACTCTATCTAAAATTAGTGCTGTTCCTGTTCCTGTAATTTTGATTTGTTCCATATTTTTCACCTTTTAAAATCCACACTCGCCCTATTAAATGTGTGAGCTGTGGCAAGGACGAGTGTAGCAATTCTCCATATTATCGATTTTATCGATAAGCAGACTATTTCCTTTCTCGCTCGGAAAATATAGTTACTGCAAAGGCCGAGCTTCACTTTGCAATGTTAGTTAAAAAATCATTACTCTTTGTGTTAATTGATTAGCCCTACAATATTCGCAATGGCCGCAAGGTTTTGGTGGTTCTGTGCCTTTTTTTACCGCGTCTAGTCGCTTAATGTTTTGCGCTAACTCATTTAATTCATTTTGCATAGCGTCTACATTTTGTATTCTGATGGCTCTGGTGTCAGTCGGTGTTTCTTTTGTTACTGCGTAAATAATCGGCTCAAAAGGTTTATTATACTTAGCTTCAAGCATTGTTTTGTAAGCAGCCATCTGCAAGATATACCCATAAGCTTCAAACCAAAAAACTCTCTCTTCACCGTTCCAAATTTTATCATCTATGGGCCCTTTTGTTGTTTTGATGTCTACAAAATAGCCGCGATCAACATTCAGGCAGTCTATCTTGCCTTTGAATTCAACCTCACCAAGAAATCCTGTGATAGCTTCTTCCTTTTCTCCTTGGTAGATAGCCATAAAATTACTATCGCTTTTAAGTGCTTCAATCATCTGTTCTGCAACTAAAAAGCTTTTTTTAAATTGGCCTTTGGTTGTTCCTCGGCTAGAAATCATTTCAGAGCCGTTTTGGGCTTTGAATTCTTCATGAGCTTCTTTACTCTCAAAGTAAGAGTGGACATAGTTCCCGACGAGCAGCGCAGTGTTATCTCTGGTATCTGTCCAATCCCCTTGCAATTCAGCAAGCGCCCTCGTTTCGCATTCTCTAAAACGCTTGTACTGACTAATAGACCAGTACTTAATTGATGATTCATTGCTATAATAGTCCTTTCCAAGCAAATCTAACTTCGTCATGGCATTAAGTCTCCAAGATTATCAAAGAGATTACCTTCGCTAGCTTTAATTTCACCAGTTTCTTGGTCAAAATCCGGAATTTCATCTGCCGGATAAGAGGTATCTTCTAAAACCGTCTTATTTTCGTCTGTGAGCGTTTTTTCTGGCTCCGAATGTAAATCTTCAGTTACGTCTTTTAAATTGATAGGAGCATCCTTATTTTCACTCTGATGACCTATTAAGTCATCTAGGCTATTTTTTTCTTGAGGTGTGATGTCTTTTACTTGTCTGTCATTGTCATACTCGTTTTCTGTTGTTCGGTTCACAGCATCTACAAACAAATCATTGTCATCGCTCGTATTGAAGAATTGCTTAGCCGCTCGATTAATGACTGTTCGTTTTGCCATTTCTTGCGGGAAGTCATTTTGAACATTTTTGGTTTTTGCTTTTGACCATGACTTATCAATTTCTTTTTTGGTCATAACTGTCAAAATCTTTTCACTGTCTTCTTTTTCGATAATGCAATAAGCTCCGACAATTTCGTTATCTGCATTCATCCAATCGGTATCGTGACTAACAAACACTTTGCGACCATTTTCGTTTTTGATTTTAAATTCATCGCCTTTGTAAATTACTTCTGCGTAAATGTCTTTCACTTCAGGAAGTTGCTTAACAACTTTCATAGTGCCAAAGTACGAACGCGTCAACTTAACAGCGTTTCCATAAGGCACAAAGTAACATTGGTTTTTAGCAGGGCTAAGACCTTGGGTTACCATATCGAGCAGCGCATTATAAATGCTATCTTGGTCTTTATTTAACAGGTTCCCATTTTTTAAAGCATAATACGCCGAGCTAAGTGCATTGCTTACGCTGTATTTTGGTGCAATCATCAACCCATCAGAATCTTTCATTTGATTGATTCGTGTCGCAACGTTTGAAGTCACTTGTTTTTGCGTTAGTTCATTACTCATTTACTTCCTCTTTCTATGCTTTAATTGCCAGTTTTCAGCTTTCAAGCGTTTCAACTGTTTTTTAAGCTCTATGTTTTCTTCCGCTTCTTGTAAATAATCAGTCATCAACTCGCTGTATCTGCTTTGCCAATAACGAGTAGACTCGTATAACTCTTCGCTCATATTTAATCTTCCAAGATGTGCGATTTAAAAGACCATCTGCTATCAAGTCTCCGATTGACGATTAATTCAGGTTTTACATCAAATTCCATTTCGATGTATTCCATCAAGTCTTCGTCTGTATAGTCTTTAAATTCGTTGTAAGTCTGCCTTAGCGTAGGCTCTTCGCTGTCTCGTAAATAGTCAATTGTAAATATAAAAGCATCCCTAAAATTACCGTCAAACGTTACAAGTTCGCCATTAATCCTAATTTCTACCATACGAGCTACCTACGAATTTCTCTAGTCTATCTTTGATAAAGTCAAACATTTCTCGCAACTCATTGTTTTCTTTTCTTAGGTTGTTATTATTAACCATAATATCCACTATAGAACTATCTTTTTCGAAGCATTTATATTTTAAATGTTTAACATCTTCAGACAAATCAATGTTTTTAGACTTTAAGATTTCATTTTCAATTTTTAAGTCTTTAATCCTATTTTCTAATTCAGCTACTAATTTTAAATCTGGTCTATTTTCCAAAGTCAATCCTCCCTTTTAGTATTCTCAACTGTCTATACTCTTCAATTTTTTTATTTCGACTAGTTTCATCTAGAGCCATGATTCTTGCTGCATGCTCTTCTGACAAGCCGAAAAATGTTGTTAATGTTAGTTCCATAATTTCATTCTTTCGTCTTCCATTCCTTCAAATTCCATGATATGGCTTTTATCACAACCTTTTCGTATACGTGATGCAATTCTTTCTCCATACGTCTGTCTAATTTCAGCTGGTGTAAGATTTGTCGTGATGATTGTATTTGTACGCTTGTTAAGTAAGCTATATATAATACTTGTCGACCAATCGCTAACCTTTTCAGCACCTAAATCGTCCAAAACTAGATAATCAACCTCTTTTAATTTGTCCAACCAAAACGCCTCTTTACTAAAGTCTCGCTTTATTTCTGATAACAAATCAGTAACGTTTACAAGTAGTCCTAGCTTCTTCGTCTTATCTGACAGTCCTCTGATAATGCTGTAAGCTAGATGACTTTTGCCTCGTCCAGCTTTACCAGTCATGATAATGTTACCCTGACCTCCTTTAAACCAATCGTTAGCCATTGTTTTAGCCCAAACAAGCACTTCTTTATGTTTGATTGTGTCAGTTCTAAAATTATCAAACGATGCGTTTTCCAGTTCGCTATCCATGATTGATAACCTTTTTAGATAGTACAGCCGTTTGTTTTCGAGTTCTCTCTCATATTGTTTTTGAACGTGTAAATCGTTTTGATTTTCCAAATCTTCTTTGTGGCATTTAGGGCAAACTGTCAAACCAGTTTTAAGGATTGTGATATAGCTACAGTCATGCTTGTCACAAATTGTCTCTTCTTTTTTGGTATTTTTTTGATAGGACAAAGCGATTTTATCAAGCGCATTCTCATCACCAAGTATCATACTCACTTACCTCTTCTTGCTTAGATTTCCTAGATTTCTCTTTAGCTTCTATTTGCTCAATTGTCGTGATGTTGTCATCTCTCCAGTTACGTAAAATACCTCTAACATAGTTAAGATTAGTTTTTCCTTGAAGCTTAGTTCTTTTGATAGCTTCCTTAATTAAGTCATGATTATTTTCTTTAATCATCGTACGAATAGTTTCAATTTCCATAGGAGACAACAACCGACCAAATTCTTGTTCCGCTATACTATATATATAGTTAGTAGTTGTCTGATTAGAAGGCACTAAGTTTTGGTTATTTAGTATTGATATATTAGTATTGATATTATTAGTATTGATTCCCTGTAAATTATTCAGGTCTTGACCTGTAACTTTTACAGTTCCGTGCTGTAAATTATTCAGGTCTTGACCTGTAACTTTTACAGTTCCATTGATATATAAGCGGTTGGGTTTGTTTATACCCTGTCTGACCTCGTTTAATAAGCCGAAATTAGACAGTTCTTTTTTAGATTTTATGATTGTTTTTTCTGAGCATTTAAGTAGTTCCATAAATTGCTCGTTTGTAAAGTACATATAAACCTTACCGTCATCATCAAACCACTTATTTTCCACAGATAGTGTTCTGCGATCAAACAACAACATATAAATTAATTTTGCTTTATCGCTCAGAACGTTATATGGCTCTTTTAACAACCACTGCGGAAACTGATAAAATTGGTTGTTTTTTACTTCTTCAATATGCATCATTCATCGCTTTCAAAAAAATTTTCTTTTAACATGTACGCCCTCTATTATTACGTTCAATCATATTGTCGTAACGTCGTGCATTAGCTTCCCAGCCATGTGTTTCGATTGTCCATTTTTGTTTTTCTTCCTGTTTTTTTGGTTTTGTAAAAATAAAGTTAAATAATTTTTTCATTTTGTCTTTCCTGTCGCTTTCTTATATTCTTTTTTCCACTCTTCTGTGCCTCGGTATGCAAGATATCTCTCTAACGCTTCGGCTTTCATCAGTTTTCCATAGTTGTATAGCTGAGAATACCAGCGTGGCATTTTTTGCATCTCTCTTCTAATTGTTCCGACCTCGTCAGGCCGTAAGCTAAACGCAAGCGCTGCTGTTTCGTCATTCAGAAGTATTGGAGCAATACTGACTTTTTCGACTGTGTATACTTCCATTCGCTGCCTCTCTTATGTTATAATTAAGTAAATTATTTTTTTATTTGAGTCCGATTCCCGTCGGACTTTTTTATTATCTAAATTCATCTAAGCTAATATCAAGTGCATCTGCAAGTTTTACCATATTAGTCCAAGACAAGTTTTTGATCCTCCCGCTTTTTAAATCGCTAAAGTGTCTTTCGTTCCTTTCTGATATAATTTATTTGAATATGACCTCTCACCGTTGTATTCAAAAATTATGGAAAGGAGGAAGGTTATGATTGATTCACAAAAAATTAAAGAGACATTGGATAGACACGACGTGTCTGAATCAGATAAATTATCAGTAGCTTTGGCAGAGATACTCAATAAACATTTATCTGGCGAAAATCTCTCTAAAACTGTGCATGAACACGACAAACGTATGGCACGTATGCGTGGAGAAATCATGTAACTAGAAGCTCTCAGTTAATTCTGAGGGCTATTTTTTAGCAAAATCACGAAATTTTGAAAAATCTGTAATTTCAAACTTAATATTTTTTGTTGCTTCCTCTTTTTTTAGAAGCAAAACTTCATCATAGCAAGCGTTAATAAATTTAAAATTTTCTTCCCCAAGCTTTATTCTGATTTCTAAGTATTGGTTAAGTTGTTCGTCTGTAATTTTTTTCATTTGTTCTCCTTTCTAAGCTACATCGCCTTTTTCTAAAGCGATAATTTCTTTTTGTTTTGGTGTTTCACGAATTTCAAACAATGAGAAACTGTCAAATGTTAGTGATTTTAAATAAGAGAACGCTTTTTCTGCTTCGGTATGTTTAATATGCGTATATTTCGTAACGTTGAAGTGATGTTTCAAATGTGAATGTTGCAAACGGATGAACTGACCTTTTTTAGATGCAAATAGGTTTTGACTAGCGATTTTACCTGATGTGTCAAAATATTCTTTAGCAAAACCATAAGCTTGTTTGCTGATAATACTTTTGATTTCACTAGCTTCTACATCGTCGATGTGGACTTTTTTATCAATTTCAATTGCTAAAGACCGAACTTCTTCAACATCTTTTTTAATGGCTTCTTGGGAAGCTTTTACTTGCTTTTGAGAAGATAAGACCTCAATCATCATATCTTCAAGCGTCATTCCTTTGACGACTTCAAGAGCGTCTTTTTCGTTCATTTTTGATAATTCTTTACTCATTGATTATTACCTCTTCTATAATTTTTCTATTCCCGGATGGAATGATTTTGTACATCTCATCACACCAAGACTGGACTGTGTTAACCATCTTGGTCACTTCTGTAACTGAATAATGCGCATTAACATTGTTGATAATCGGCTTAAAACGAAGCGGTGCCATTTTCGTATCAAAGAAGTTTTGCACGTCACTGATAATTGAAGATAGCTCACTTATTGAAGTGACAAGGTTCTCAAGTTTTTCTTTTTTGCCCTCGAGATGACGGATTTGGTCTGTTACTTCAATAGCTCGTTGTGACTCCAATTTTATTGTCGCTAATTCCAGTTTTTTGCTATCAAGTTCCCATTCAGTTTCTTCAAGCGTTTTGGAAAGCTGTTTATTCTTTTTCAGCAAGTCTGAATTAAGTGACTTCGTTGATTCATAATCATCAGGAATAACTTCTTTGATAACTTCTTTTTCAACGATTTTAGCACTCAAGGCTTGCTCTGCTAAATTCTCTTTTTGTTGCTCTAAACGAGTATTTTCAGCTTTTAGTCGATTGTTCTCTCGCTTGATTTCTTGCAACTCTCTAACTGTTGGGTTATCGCCATTCTCAATCCGTTCAAGTTGTTCTTGCTTTTGGTTATCTGGTAGGGTGGCGATAAGGTAGAGGGCTGTGCTACCTAAATTACTCAACGTTGAAGAATTTGGAAGTTCATTCGCCACTTTCATCATGCGATTAGCTTCAGGTTGATTTATTCCGAGTTTTCCAACCCATTCCATAAATTGCCCATGCGCTAAGTCGTTCTCTTTAACGTGGTTTAACCGTCTGCCAATTTCCCAAATAGACTGCCCTGCAATCTGCTTGTGATGATTAATTTCTAATTCAATTTGTTGCAAGTTATTTGATAATGCTAGTTCGTTCATGCATGTCCTTTCTACGAATTTTCGTATATAATCCTACAGATAGTTCTTTACGCTCTTTAAAAAGATATACGATATCAAATTCTGGAAAAAAAGTTTGTTGAACTTTCAATGCTTCGCCAAATTTAAAATCAGAGTCACCGTTAATTTTTTCTCGAACCGTTTGAGATTTCAATTGTAAGCAGTCTGCAATATCAACCAATGAAACTCCTTTCTCTTTCCGAATGTATTCGATGTTTTTCATATGGATCCTTTCTAATACGATTTTTCGTATATATTTTTATTTTAAACAGCTGTCGTTTCCTTAAGCTTGATTTAATCATATATGATTTTTCGTATATTGTCAACTGTTTTTTTATGTTTTTTTGTAACTTTTTCTCTTGAAATATGATTTTTCGTGTGTTATTCTATAGTAGAAAGAACAAGAAGGAAATTAAAAAAATGAATGAAAAAGATTTAAAGAGGGTTATCGAAAGTAGATACAATAGCATTAGATCTTTTGCTATTGAAAATGATATTCCGTATACAACAATGCGTTCAATTTTGGAACGTGGTGTAATGAATGCAAAAGCGGAAACTATCTTTAAAATTTGCGACGCATTAGGGATCAACCCAGAAAGCTTTGCTGAAGAAAAATCTGATCGGCAGTCAACCATTGACCTATCGAACCTACGCGAGCGCGTTGTTATGTTTGATGGCAAACCTCTATCAGATGAAGATGTTAGTAAAATCGAACAGATAATAAGACTCTCGATGGGGGTGACGGGGAATGAAGATAAATGAGTTATTATCGGAATACAATGTTTCCCTGTTTGTGTTCGATGGGGACATATGGGGACGCGATGGTTTTTACTTCCCGGACACAAGGACTATATATGTCAATAATAAATTGTCTGAAATAGATAGAAACAAAGTAATATTGCATGAACTAGGACACATGATTAACAATCATAATCCATATATCTATAAACGTTTATTATTACAATACGAAAATCAAGCAGATAAATACATGATTAGAGAGTTGTTGAAAGACTATCTCGCTAATCATGATATTTATAGCTTTGACTGGTTAAAATTTGCGAATCATTACAAGATTTCCACTGTTTGGGGACAAGAAATGATTCAGGCAGAGTTTAAAAAATTAATTTAAATAATAATGTGCAATGCCTGATTCACGTAAAAAGCTGGTAGGGAGATTTTTATGGAACAATCTGAAAAGAAAGTTTTGCCTATTATTGCAATTATAATTGGCGCAATTGCGTTAATTAGCTCATGGATGCCATTCATTAACAACGGATCGTTTGTTATTGCTATAATTGCGTTAATTATTGGATTTTTTGCGTTATTTTTTAATAGAAAACGCAAAAAAACACTAACTTATGTTAGTATCGTTATTTCAATTTTAGCAATGATAATTGTTCTAGTTACACAATCAATGTATGGTAAAGTGATCGATACCGCAAGCAAATCATTCGATAAAACATCAAAATCATACGAATCCTCTTATAGCAAGTCTTCTTCTATCGAAGCTTCTTCTTCTAGAGCAAAAGTTAAAAATGCGGACGCTAAATTTAAATGGTCAGAATCTTATTTCAATTCATTGATCAAAGGTCAAACAACTTACGACGAAGTTGTTGCAAAAGTTGGAAGACCTAATAGTGTATCTGACAGCACGGACTACGATATTGAAACAGATGCTGAGGTACCTTCAAAAGATTGTGGTTGGGACTTGAATGATGGTTCGTATTATGCAAGCGTATCTATTCATTTTATTCAAAAAAATGGCGTACTAGTTGTTGATTCTAAATCAAGCAACGGATTAAAATAAATGATAAACAAAAAGCCCCACGCTCAACTTTGGTCGGTGCGAGCGTGAGGCGAATCTAGTATAGTAAAAACCTGCTTTAAGTAGGCTCTTTACTATACCCATTTTAACAAAAAATGAGGTAAAAAACAATGTGGCACGAAGAACAGGCAAATGGCAACATAAAGTTTATTGAATATTATAAAGACCCTTATACAGGAAAACGTCAACGGGCTTATGTCACGCTTGATAGATATACAAAACAATCCGAAACAAAGGCACGGAGATTACTTAATGAGATAATTGAATGCAGGATAAAATCTTCCGGAGATCAATTTGTTCGATTTGGACAATTGGTGGAAGAGTGGAAAACATCACATTCAAAAACTGTAAAAGCAAGAACCATGAAAGTTTACAGACATCCAATTGAAAAGATTAAGGATTTTATCGGAGATGATGTTCTTGTAAAGAATATTGATGCTAGATTACTACAAAAATTTATAGATTATTTGAAGGACAGGTATTCAGATAATACCATCAATTTAATTAAACAACCACTCAATATGATGCTTAATTACGCTGTTAGAATGGAGTATATTATGTCTAATCCAATGAAAAATGTTGTCACTCCTAAACGTAAAAAGATGTCAAAAAAGCAATTTGAAGATAAATATCTAGAAACTGAACAGAACCAAAAAATTATTGAACAATTAAGAGATCCTATTTATGGCAATCATATCGCAAACTTTTCTGAGATTATTTTTTTAACAGGAATGAGACCAGGGGAACTATTAGCACTTAGATGGGATCATATTGACTTTGAAAAATTAAAGATAAAGATTGAGTATACTCTCGACTACACAACAAACGGGCATGCAAATGCTGAATTAGGTTCTGTTAAGAACGACGGCTCATATCGAACAATAGACATACCTCTGAGGGTTAAAGAGATGCTAGTCGAAGAGTTAAATTACCAAAATACAAATGACTTACGAAGCGATTTTGTTTTTATTACTAATAAAGGGAAACACCTTTCCATAAATACAATAAACCGTAGGATAAAAAAGACATCTGAAAAATTATATGGTATAGTAATTACTAGCCACTCATTCAGGCATGCACACATTACTTTATTAGCCGAATTAGGAATACCGCTCAAATCCATTATGGATAGAGTTGGGCACACTGATGTCAATACAACCATAAAAGTTTACACCCATGCTACTGATAAGATTGGTAAACAAATGATGGACAAAATAAATAAATTTGTCCCTATTCAGTCCCTTTAG